AAAGAAGAACCTAAATCAGAAACAATCTGTTTAGCTACATTTTTAAATAATGAATCTAATTGACCTGCCATTATCCTCTAACTACCCTCATTTGAAAACTACCTGCTCCACCTAGCATATATGCTCCAAGATAACTTTGTAACCACGGATAAACATCTAAAATATTATTAACAGAACCAGTTCCCTGACTATCAGTATTGTATTTAACCTGTATATCTCCTAGCTTTACTTCACTAAAATTACCATCTTTTCCAGTAGTACCAGTAATAGCATCAGTATCATTTGCTAATGCTCTTGCTAATTCATATTGTGCATATTTAATATTATTTGGAATTACAGTACAAGATAATTCAACATCATCTACCTGATAATTATTTCTAGGAAATTTTAAAGCCTGTCCATTATCACATCTATCTCCAAAATAAACCAAAGTATCAATCCATCTAGTTGCTGCAATAAGTGCTCTGTTCTTTTTATCATCCTGTTTATTATCCCATTGAGTAGAACTTGGAACAGTTTCAAAATATGCGTCTGCTTCAGCTAATGTGACATAACTATTAGCATTAGCTCCTTTTATTGTTGCGTCTATAGTTGCTGCCACGATCTATAAAGTAATTTAGTTTTATTGTAGCGTAAAGAAAAAACCCCACCAATAATTGATGAGGTTTATGACCACTAATTTAATCTTACGATTAATAAGTTGAAGTATCAAGAGGTGTGTTAACTGTTAACTGAACTAATGGAATTAAGTCAGCATCATATGTTAATGCCCACTTGTTAGCTGTTGCTAAGTTCGCATTTGTTGGGTTATCAGCAGCATCATTCCACTTAGTACCCATAACGTGATACGCAGTATGATAATCAACTGACATAACATCTTGCTTAGAAAGAATGTTTCTTTCAGCTTCGATTCTTAGTGCAGACTGTTGACCTTCAAGAATTGTTCCTGAAGCTGTTAGGTAGCAGAAGTACTCAGTTTGGTGTCCACTTGAACTAGATGGTGCAACTGTGTTAACAGCAGAGTCAACAACAACTGTACATCCAGCAAATTCACCAACTGCTCTATCGCTGATACCAACACCACCGCCACCCCAGGTGAGGTTTGTGCCTGTTGATAATGCAGAAGTAGAGAATGTTAACATACCAACCTGATAGAGGTAGTAAGCAACAGATGGATGAACGATTAGAAGATCAAGATCCTCTCCTCTTTCTCCAAGCAAGTTTCTTGCTCTTGCAATAGTTGAAGCTGTTAAGAAGTTAACTTCAGTAGCACTAGCACCAGCTTTTGCTACGTCTAGTTTGTTAGTTCCTAAAGCAGTTCCAAATAAACCAGCTAAATGTGAAAACAATCTAGCGTTGTTTAATTTGTTGATTGCATCTGCAAGCTGATTTCTGATGTGACCCATTGGATCTTCACCAGCAGCCAAGATAGCAACATCATCAACAGCATATGAAAATGCTCTATGACAGATAGTTGCAATCTGTGTTGCAGTACCAATTTTTTGTGGTGTTAAATAACCAGCACCAGATGTCCCCCAGTCTGCCGCACCAGTTAGAATCTCTTCTGTTGGAGCGATTGGGTTAAATTCTGGAACTTGTATTCTTGTTCCACCTTCACTTGCATCCAATAATGAATTACGAGTGATAGCACCAGATTTAATAAATGCACTACGTTCTTTAATTGCTTCAGAAACGTAAGCAGCGAAATTATTTCTCTTAACGATGTCCGCTAGTAGGACACCGCCAGAATAATTCTGAAACGGAGCAGCCATTCAGATTACCTTTTTAAGTTTTGCGATACCCTAATCACAGATAAGGGGGTCAATTTCACAGAAATTAACGATTTAAGTTTGAGCCTCTCTCTTCAGCACCGCTGCCAGATCGGGGTTCTCACCCTCCATTATAAGCTGTTGAGTCAAATTACCATTCTTCCAGGGATTATCTGTTCCACCTGACACATTTGATATAGGACTAGGCTTTGCACCCATGCCAGCAGCACTACTTGGTTTGAAGTGATGTTCCCAACCACTACCAGGATTTTTAAGACTTGTAAGATAAATATTTAAATCTTGTTCAACTCCACCATTAAGAACAACGACCTTACCATCAGCGTTCTTTTGTAACTTTTCTTGTAACAATGACAAAGTTTGCTCTGCATTTATTGCTCCAAGATTACTAATTGCAGCAAGAGCCGTAGTTTTTGTAGAAGCTACTTCATTAGAAGTTTTCATATCTTCTAATTGTTGAGCTAAAGTTGAAATCTTTTGCTCTTTTTCTTGATTTGTTTTATTAGCTTCTTCCCAAAGCGTTTTATATTGTCCTTGATCTTCTAATTCAGTTTTACGTTTTTCTTCTTTTTGTTTATAGACATCATCTAATTTAGTTTTGATGCCTTTAAACTTTTCTTGTGCTTCAGCAGCTTCTTTTCGTGCAGCAGCTACTTGTGCTTCATATTCTGCTTTTACAGAATCTAAATTTGGTGCTTGTGGTTGTGAAGGAGTGTCAGCCACAGGCTGTTCAGCATTGGTCACAGACTCAGGCTGAATTACTGTTTCTTCGATTGCCATAAATTATTAAGATTTAGTTGTTGTAGTTTTTTTTGTAATAGTTTTCTTTTCTTCCTTTACAGGTTGAGAAGATTTAATAGCAGGAATTTCTGCTAATTCCCATTTGTATGTTCCGTCAGATTGCTGAACATAATCTAGATGTTTGCCCATAATTTATATGTACTTAACTGTTATTCTAACAAACTATTCGGATTTGACTTCATTCGCTGTTGGTAACACTTCTCCCTGTACCAAAATATCTCTAAATTCTTCTCTATCTATTACTTGCTGATCAAATAATGATGTTAATGCTGTAATATCCTGTCCAATTAACCTTTCAATATCAAAGTCTCTACTAATCTTTACTTCTGGTGGTTCTATCCCTACATACTCAGCAGATAAATTAAATGCTTTTTGTAATTTCTGTTCTAATTCCATTGAAACCATTGCAAGCATAGAATTAGTATCAACACGATCTAATCTTCTTGCATCAGCACTTTCAGCTACAAACTTTTGTTGTGATAGCGTACTGATACCTAAAGTAGCCATTTGCATCTGTAATTCTTTAATCTCAGCAGACTGAGCATCAAACGCACTACTTGCAGGTTCTACATAATAAACTTTATTTCCTGGCTGAGTTGCCATTGCATAATTAACAGAGATAGCTAAATCTTTAGTCTGATCATCATATCCTTCCATTACTAACATCGGTTGAGATGCAACATGCAAACTATGAATCAAATCAGCCTGTCTTTGGAAATGTGCAAGATTTAAATATGCAATATCTAATAAAGGTGGCTTACTAACTAAATTTTCAACTTTTCCAGAATAAACAGTAACTAATGGTACTTCACCTAATGAAAAACTACCTGATTCTGCTATTTCATAATCTTTTGCTCCAGCAGGACTAGACATATTTCCAGCATATGCACCATTATCATCTTCATATAAATCTTCAACTGTTTCTTTTTTTCTAAACAAACGATAACGACCTGGTTCTATAACTCTTACCTGATCATAAATTTTCTCACCAAACTCACCATCGGCTAATACTGCTTTTTCTGCAATTCTTACTTGTATTAAATTTCCGTAATTAGATTCTCTATCTAATCGCCAACCATAAATATTATTAGGATTTATCTCAATCCAATAAGGTCTACGATTCTGTTGTCTTTCTTCAGCAAGACTTAACGCACCAGAAGGTGCAGGATAATCTACAAGAATATGACTTTGACCATAAGTAAGAGAACACATCAATAATCTTCTTGCATATTCATCTAAATCTGATTTACAACCATCAACATCCATCTTGAACATCTCCGTCCAATAAGGATCGCCTGTCAAAGTAATAGGTTTACGGAGAACTAAACCTGTAGCTGCTCTTATTAATCTTTGTGTAAATGGACTAAATACTGATCTGTTTACTCTGGCAAGGTAAGCATCATAATCTTCTCTTGGTTCTAGTGGTAAAAATGCTTCGCTGTTTTCTCTGAGGTACTCTGTTCCTTCGGTTACGGCTTTCATTATTTCCCAGCTTTTTACCATGTCCAGTACAGCCCGATTTCGGGTAAAAGGACTGTCAGTACTACCGATATATGTAGTGGCAGTAATACTGGTTTTGAACATTCCAGGTAATGAATAAGTCATGTCAACACCTCCATCTTCTTAATGCTAACGCCTTTCTAGTAGGTCTGCCCTTACTATCTTTTAATGGACCTTTAACTCCCTTCATTCTTGCACAAAAACTCTTTCTTCTTGCTTTCTCTTTAGGAGTAAGGTTTTTCTTCTTAGTTACAGGTGCTTTTAAGTTACTGCCTGTGGCACGGTTGTATTTCGCACGGCCTTTTGCGGTAAGTCCGCCTTTTTTGGACTTCTCGCCTCTACCTACTGATAAGCTGACTCCTTTTCTTGCCATTATTTACCTACCTTTGCCTGTGCCTTTTTATGGGCTTGGGTAAAAGTGTCTCCTGCTCTCATTCGTCTTTTCATAAACTCCATGTGCTTCGCACTATGATGCTCAGAGTGCTTAGACAATAAAGTTTTTTGGCGAGGAGTAAGTTTCACTATGCAGCGTTGGTAATAGTACCAGAAGTTATAAAGCTAACGCTAACTGTTTCTAGATCACCTGTTTGAGCACTTAAAGTTGTATTTGATACGATTCCAGAAAAACTTACTTTTTTAGTGCCGGAAGTATCTAAAAATAATTCAAACTGTGCATCTGCGGGATCTTCTGCTGTTAATACATCTGCAAGAAGGTTAGCAGTTTCATCACCACTGGCTGCTGTGTAAAGAAAATCAACAGTACCTGATCCAGAAATAAGTCCACCAACAAAACTTCTTGATGTTGCTCCATGAGCAGTCACATCTAATGTGTCTTTTGTTATGTCAAGCGACCAACCTGTAGTAGATACGATTGCTTCGGTAGTTCCAGATCCGTTTTTAAATTTAACAGAACCTTCCTCGCCACGAAAAAATGCCATGATCCAAAGAGAAAAAAGAGTATTTATAAATAGTTTAACTTGTTGTTGACTTTTTTACAGTACCTTCTTTGCTTTTTGCTAGATATTGTTCACATCGGGGATCCCAGAGTGCAGGATTTCTTTTTCCTTTGACTTTTTCGATGATGTCGAGCATCTCATCTGTGATTTCAGTCATTTTTTCTTCCTTTTGGTAGTTTTTTTACGTCTATGTTGATATGTTATCTTCTTACTGCTAGTTTTTTCACGTTTAAACCGTGCTTTTTCACTAGCTGTCATTTCTCCTGCTGTCTTAGGCGTCTTACTTGAGACACGTTTACTTGGTCTACAGGCAGGGTATCCTCTTTTTTCACCTTTCTGACGACCACAAGGCTTTCCCGTTTTAACATCAACCCAATTTTCTTTGAACCATCGGGTAAGGCCACCGCTACTTCTTGCCACGTTTCTTAGTCCCCGTGCGATAAGTGCCACCACGTTTTTTGTACTCTCGTACAAGCCATGCGTTAGCGTAAGCAGAAGGATAAACAGCAAATTTGCGTTTAGCTTCCGCTTTTACTCTAGAATATAAAGCTTTATTTACAGGAACATTCGCCACGTTTTTTACCTCCCTTCTTCTTTTTCTTTTTCTTCATTCCAGTGTGGTAGGGCATAGTAAGAATTAGATATCTTAATATATTCTAAACGAAGTTTGACCTAATGTCTCTGGCTTGGCAAGGTTAAATTGTTGGAGACACAAGTAGCCAAAAGCGTCAAATGCGTGGTCGACTCCAAGATTTTTGTTCGGCATACCTGTGTTTGGAGCGTAAGTCAAAGTTCGGAGGGATTTTATTAATTCTTTACAGCGTGGATGGATTAAAGTTCGTCTATCTCCTGCTGCGTCAAATAGTGCGGTATTTACTGATGTAATTTTGTCTCTTATTTTCCAGGGTGAGCGTGGGGAAGATACAGTGAATCCACTTCTGCGTAGGATAGTGTGGTCCGTTGAACCTACTCCTGATGTTTTTCTGGCTGCACCCGTTGGGTCGGGGCAAGCAATTATGCGTCTTTCAACTCCATATCTGTTGACTACTTCTTCTGCAAAATCCCAGGTTGTTGCTCCACCTGTCATAATTATCTCGTCAAAGACGTATAGGTACTCTTGGTGGCGGACAGCACAGATTCCGCAAAGTGGATCTACGTTGAAATCGACTCCTAGTAAAAGTGGGGCGATGGATATGTCCTCCGCTTCGGTAGAAATGTTGGAATCTGAAAAGGAGACTGCAACGAGACCAGTGAGATTCTCGAAACTTGCTTCAAACTCTTGCTTAAATGTTCTGGTATCCAATTGGGCTTTGGCTGCTTCGACTTCTTCTTCTGGAACATTACCCCCGTCTATTGTTGTAAAGCTCCAGCGTTTCCAATCACCTGTTTCATCTTCTGGAACGTAACACCATAAATCATAAAACCATGAGGCTGTGCCGTCTGGTGTGGATATGAATAGTGCCCAACCTTGTTTATCTGCGAGGGCTGGTCTGATTACCTGGAACCAGACATCGGAATCCATGAAGGCTGCTTCGTCAAGTACTACTCCAGCAAGGCTTCGGCCACGCAGGGTTGTTGAGTTTTCTGTGCCTTTGAGTTCGATTAGCGATCCATTAATTAATTCTATTTTGAGGTCGGTTTCGTTTTTGGATTGAATCCATTCGGGCGGGATCAGTTTCTTTATTTCTTTCCAGGCGATGTCTTTTGCCATGCGATAGGTTGGGGCGCAGTAGAAGTAGGTTTCACCAGGGCGGTCTATTGCTGCCTTCAGGAGTTCTATGCAGGATAAATAGGATTTTCCGAATCTTCTGCCAGCTACCAGGACTCTAAATCTTTGTTTTGCGTTGAACACCTCCCCCTGTGCCCATCTAAGTGATAATTTTTCGTCTGTTTTTGTGCTCATGTAGTAAAGAATAGCCCAAATATGAACAAATTTCCGTGTTTTAGTCGACTAAACAGTGTTTTTAGGGTTATTATTCAAGTATTAGTATTTATTTAGTCCGTGGCTCAAGCATACTATCGACCAGATGTAGACAGTCCAAACGCTCCGTTGGGTGGTAAGGTCTGTGGGAAAAGAAATCCAGATTCAGTTATTGAAGCGAGGAGGCAAAGATTGTACAGTCGTCAGCTTGAGGGCTTGACTACTAGACAGTTGGTGCTCGATCACGCTTCCAAAGAAAATATTGGGGTGGATACCGCGTGGAGAGACTGGGGCAAAGTCAAGGAGTGGAACGATGAGGACTGGGAAAAGGATAGAGAGAAGATGGTGGCACGACTCCAGGGGATGAGGATGAGGCTTTTTAACAAGGCAATGAAGAGAGGTCAGCTTCAGACTGCCGCTCAGATATTGGATTCGTTAGGTAAGGTACTTGGAGAAAGTGAAGAGACAATCAATCTAAACACTCCACAGCTTTCTATAAGCGTAGAAGGAAAGAAAAAGTAGTCTTAATTTGTAGATTTATCAGTAGGTTCAGGGTTCTTATATACTAAGTAAAATTTTTTGCTACCCTGCCCCTGCGGTGGGTTGTAGGTGCGGTGGCCTGTGTGCGTGGTGTTCGGTGCGTGGGGTGTTGGTGGGGTGCAGTGGATAGACTAACCAACAAACAATAAAAAACCCGCACTGGGCGGGCGTGGTGTATTGTGTGCGGGCGTGGATTATCTCACGTTTGCGGGTGGGGTGGTGTAGCCGTTTATGTGTTCGGGTGCGTACCAACTAGCAAACAAAAACGAAAACAAGAATAAAGTCATTGCAATAATCTGTTTTTTGCGTTGCGTGGTAGTTGCTGCGGTTCGGTGGTTGTTTTGATGATACATAATTTTGCGGTGTGTGGTTGCTATGAGCTAAGAGAATAAAAACTACTCAAAAGAAATAACAACTTTAAATTTTTTTGGATCCTCTCTAAATTGTTTTTGATAATCCACATAAGCATTTTCGGGGCATTGTCTCAACCACTTTTGAAAAGCTTTTTTATTTTCGGTGTTGGTGTTGGTGTTTGATTCGTACATGATTAATTTACAAATTGGAAATAAGTATCAAATAATTTTTTGGCCTTTTGATGCTGGCCTATGTTGGTTAGTCGTTTAACTTCTTCTAAAACTTTTGTTTTAAAAATTTGTTGTTGTGTTTTCATTATGCAATCTCCTTAACTCTTGATACTTTAGAAAATCCATAAACAAACATTTGATTTTCAGAATCAAAAAATCTTGATGTGTCGGGAATAGTAACAGAGGGTGCGGGTTTTGTTGGGTCGCTTGTTTTGTAACACTTCCAAACACCCTTATTGTTATAGTTCCAATTTCCACTAGGTAGAAATAAGTACTTAAACTCATCACAACAATCACGATTAAAAAAATCTAAAACACCTTTATGTTTTTGTGGTTTTACACTTTCCCAACTTTCGGGGCGATCTACATAATACAAAGTTTTTAAAACTTGTTTATTATTAATCATTGGGTGTTTTTCTCTATTCCAATTTTGACTAGATACTAAAGAACTAATATCTCCATTTGATATTAAGTTATTTACTTTTTCGGTGGTGTCAAAAAACTTTTTTAAAAAATAACCTGTGTGTTCGGGGTATCCATCAAAATGACAATAAACAGAATTAACAGATTTGTCATCTTGTAAAATTCCGATAACTGAACGAGTAGACATAATTAATTTTTGGGTGAAATTTAAATTAGGCTATTGCCTACCCTTATTATATAGTATTTTGTACGTTAGTAAACCCTATTAAAATAATATTTTAGTAAATAAAAACACAAAAAACAGTAAGATTAATGAGATTGTGTCTAGTGTGTCACTAAGTTTTGATACTATTTTATGATACAATTAAGAATCCTATAATTCTATAAAGTAATACAATAGAATACACATAAGCACATCTAAAAACATTCAAAAAATACGCAATAAAAAACCCCGCTTTTGGCGGGGTGTATAGTGTGAAATAGTATCTTAACTCATAAAGCTAGACACAATTCTTTTGATCTATCAATAATAGCTGAGTTTTTACCGTAGTAATTCTGTTCCATTCTTATTCTTGCCTTTTCAGATTCGTCTTTTATATTACTAGCTCCCATTTGATGAGAATAATAATAATTAATCCCATTGTGTAGGCTGTAGGCTGTTCGACCATTTTGTGAAAATTCCCTCTCTAAATTTTCCTTAATCTGTTTAACCTCTACTAAATCAAGATATGTTTTATCTCTTTCTTGCTTAAGTGTTCTATCAATACACACTTTTTTACCAACAAATTTTTCTCTATATAGATTTTCTAAAACTTCTTTAACTTGATTATCTGTTATCTCTTTGCGTACCATCAACTTATAATCCTCTATTGACTTTGTAAACTCGCCTTTATTGAAATCTATAATTTGATTAATTCTAGCTACATTATCATTAATAGATTTTGTATGCTTAAAAACTAAAGGATTAGACTGTTTTAATTTATTCATTTGATTAAAACAAAACATTCTAAAATGTATAAACGATATGTGACAAGATACCGAACTATCATGACTAGAAACAATTACTAATCTTAATTTGTGTGGATCATCTTGTTTAACATCACTAACCGCACCATCTACCGCAAGATTAAAAACAAATCTTTTATCGTCAACATTCATTATACTTTCAATAGTTGTATTACCTCTTATCTCACTTATTAATTTTTTAATAGTAGATAATTGTAATGTGGTGTACTGTAGCTTAGGAATATTTAAAAGATTATTATTTTGGTTATTAATAATTGCTTGATGATCCTTAACTTCTATTAGCTCACCGTTTACACCTTTATAAAATAGAGGTGCTTTAACTGCTTCAAAATCTAGCCCGTTATTTTTCCAAATAATATCTAAATCATTTTTAAAAGTATCATCAATAAATTTTGACCCTTTAAAAATAGTTTCATTACTAGAATTTTGATAACCTAATTTCTCAGCGGTTAATTGGTTGTTAATGTTGTTAGAAAATTGTTGACTATCCATATTGATAGTATTTTCTAATTGATTTTTGAAAAGTTCAATTTGATTGTTCATTTTAATTGTTGGGTGTAATTGAAAATTAGTACTATATAGTACTAATAGAATATTACATTATAAATAGATAAAAGTAAACCTATATTGACTATTAATATCTATAAATTATTATAAATTACCAGTATTTTTTACTAGGTATTTTTACTCATACAATCCAATACGCTTTATTTGATTCTTTTGTGGTGTCCACTGCGTAGGGTCAGATTTCGCACGATTTCGCACGGATTCTTGAAAATAACTCGATTTTTGGCCAAAATCTTCAAAAAAATAAAAAGAACACGAACCAACAAAATAGCCCTTATGAATGGGCGATTTTCAAATTCTCAGAATTCTTACTAAAAATAAAAAGTGAGAAAAATTTTTGCAAAAAAGCATATAGTGTACTACAATAAGGAAGTCCTATAATCCACAATTAATTATGGCAGTCGATCCACTAGACAACAGTAGTGAAAGATTCTTAACTTTTACTATTGCTGAAATAAAAATTTTAGTAGGCATGATGACTAAGTTAAAAGAGCTTTTTCCTATAGAAGGTCATTACTATGTTCATAAAGCCTGTAACATACTAATTACTATTTGCAAACAGCAGTTAGCTCCCGAAGATGTAAATGAATTAAAAGAGAGATACGGGATATGAACAAAGAACAGATACATATTGCACTGGACAACATGGACAGATTCGGGGGTAGCTTTGTAGCTTCCCTCGCTTTTTGCTATTCTCAGGCCGATCCAGATAATCAAACCATACTATTTAATGCGTTTGAATCCACTTTTACTAAATACGCTAATTTCAATGGATAAAAAGAAGGCAACTGACTTCATCCAAAAGTTACTTGTTTCTAATGAAGATAAAAAACCAGAAGAGCAACTACAACGAAAAGATATTGTTGACATTCTTGTAGTAGATCACAAGATACCTGAAAGTACAGCTTACAGGTATTATGCTGATTCTCTTAGGGAGTACGAATGGGAACAAGAGAAGTCAGGCGATCCAACACGAATAGATAAGAACAAAAAAGTTCTCGACCAAGTGTGGGATATAGCACAAAACTACAAATTAGTTGAAGAGGATAACGAAAGATACCTCGCAACGATCCAGATATGGTCAAAATTATCCACCCGATTTAAAAAATTATGACTGATTCATTTATGCAAAACCATCAATCCGCACTGGACAGCCAGCGTGAAGATGATGCGATCCAATATCTACAGGACACTGGGGTTTACCCCGATCCAGATAATGATGAAATTTCTGTTGATGATGATGACTACGAACCAACAGATTACGAAATGATGTCATCATTCGGTACTAAATGGCACGATTATTTATGAGTAACTCACAAAATACTGAACTTCTTGAAAATCTTTTTGAAGAAGAGAAAGCATCCCTAATTAAAAAAGGGATGCACTTAGTTTTTTCTACTGAAGAAATTGAAAATTGTGCTGGTAAAATAGCACGTTCCAGATTTGAGGATTTATCACAATGACTGAAAAATGGCTAGTAACGATCCATCAAATCAATTACATAGAAATTGAAGCTGATTCTGAAGATGAGGCTAGAGAGACTGCTTCCGAAATGGAATGGGGTTCTTTGGGAGATGGCAGGTACGAAATGTATATGGAATCTGAAGAACTAGACGACTGCTAACTCTTTTAGGTTTTTGTGGTAACGATCCACTCTATCTAAAAATATACTTTCTGATCCTCGCAATTCTAAATTGTTGAGGATTTTTATTTGGGGTTTTCCACTTCTACGGGCTACTACAACTGCACCGTACTTTGGTTTTATGCCTGTAAGATGGTGCAATCCAAGACTGTATGCTCCAAGTTGATGGCAAAATTGCTCAATCATGTCCTCTGAGCGAACTTCTTTGGCAGTCTTCCAGTCCACTATGAATGGGCCGTCTCCATCAATATCAAGTAAAGCATCTGCTGTGCCAGCAAAACCGTATCCTGGTTTGTACACGGAGAACTCAACTGCATGAATGGCCGTTACACGATCCAGTATGAATGATCGTAAACCTCTGGCGTAGCCTGACGCACTCCAGCTAACACGCGGTGCGGATTCAACTGCTTTTTGGAGACCCCATTGAGTGACTTTTTTCGGACAGCGTTCCAGTCCATCCGATCCAGTCCTCCATAAACCTCTTTTGTTTGAGTTTTGCCTTGCAAATTTTGCTGCAAGTTTGAGAATAA